GAGCTTGGCCAGAACAAGTGGGCTCTCTACAACACCATGACTTACTGGTCCTCGCACACCGAAGGGTATTCCAACCCCGAGGTCACGCGCCGCAACCGCGAGCTTGACGTAATCAACGCAATCAAATCCAAAGATTGGGAGGAACTATGACACCCGAATGGATCGCAGATAACCTGTCCGAATTTCTTGGGTGGCCATCCGACGTACTGGAATTGGCAGACCGGATAGAAAAAATCTCACCCGGATTCGACAAGGAAAAGTTTGTACTGAGGGCCATAAACAAATGGGAAGAAGTACATCCGATTGACATCCATGAAGAGGGCTGCGAAGATGCAGCATGGATAGTTATCTGACGCAACTCAAACAAAAGGCAGAGGCATTCAATGTGCCTCTGCTAAAAGCCTTCAAGCATGCAGACATTCCGACTTCAACCTACTACAGGAACATCAATGAGGTTGTTGAAATGTCTCACAGAACTGCGGTCAAGGTAAGCATGGCAATAGATTACCTCGCCCTCAAGGAACGCACGAGAGAAATGGCGCTGCTGGTGCGTAACCGCCGAACAGCACGAAAGCTTGCTGACGAATGAAAACGAAAAAGAAATGGAAGCACACGTCAGCAGAGTGTGACGCATGTCTATCCAACAGTGAACTATTCGTCTGCATTCTCAAGCAAAGCGGCAAAGGACATTGGGTCATCTGTATAGATTGCTACTACGAGGATTCATGGCAAACAAAAATAAGAACAAAGGAACCTATCACGAAAAGAAAGTCACAAGCTGGCTTCAAGAAATTGGGATCAAGGCAAAGCGCCAGCCACTCTCGGGCAGCTTGGGAGGAGAGTATACTGGGGACATCAAGCTCGAACTCTTCGGAATGGAATTGATCGGTGAAGTCAAGTACCGAGACAAGAGCAACTTCCCTTCACCGTTCTCAGTCCTTGAAGGAAGGGACATAGCTTTCTTCAAAAGAAAGCAAGGAGAACCGAAGATCGTTGTCGTAATGGACAGCGCAACATTCCAAAAACTAACGGAGAACAACAATGGAAGTAAGCCTTCTAAATAAATTCAATGAGTGGGATCAAAAGAATCCCGAAGTGTACGACCTGTTCATAAAGTTCACACTCCAAGCAATGAGAGCAGGGCACAAGCATCTGTCTGCTTGGATGATTGTGAACAGGATCAGATGGGAAACATCTATCGTAACAAAAGGCGACGACTTCAAGATCAGCAATGATTTCATTGCACTGTACGCCAGAAAGTTTATGGCCGAACACCCTGAACACAAAGGATTCTTTCGCCTAAGACCAATGAAGAGGGCGTAATGTCCTTTCAACATATGGCTTGGGCCATGAGGGTAAAGGTTAATGACCCCTTGGCGAAGCTCGTTCTTGCCGTTCTTGCAGACCGAGCAGACAAAGACACAGGGCAATGCTGGCCAAGCCTTGCCCGAATCTCTGAAGACACAGAGATGAGCCCGAGAACTGTGATGAGAAAGCTGGCCTATCTGGAAGACAGCGGGCTTATCACAAGAACCCAACGCGACAAGCAGTCTACGCTCTACACCATAGGCCACACTGACCTAGGGGGTACGGCCACAGTGACCCATGGGTTAGGTCACAGTGACCTAGGGGGTAGGGTCACAGTGACCCACGAACCTATAAGTAAGAACCTACCAGAGAACATAGATACTATTACTAACTCTCTGTTCGAAGATTTCTGGGCGCTCTACCCGAAGCGTGTTGGCAAAGGCCAAGCCAGAAAAGCATTCGCCTCTGCAATCAAGAAGGCTACGTGGGAAGAGCTGAGAGCGGGGCTACAGGCTTATGTCGATAGTCAGGTAGGGGTGGACCCCAAGTTCATAAGACACCCCTCTACATGGCTCTCAGGCGAGGGCTGGCTTGACGAGATAACAACATCAGGATGGGGAGACTTGAATGAACTATGAACAACGCATCGCAATCATCAAGGACTGGTTCAAGTCTGACATTGCAACGCGCTTCACTGTGCCGTCTGGAGTGGACCCTAAGGTGATGGCATCTGACTGCATAGAAATACTAAACAGCTGCATCCCGCCAGTAAAAGACATCAAAAGATTGAAGTACATTCTGACGGAAACGCAGAAGCTGTTGGTCAAGACGTCGCGAACACGAACCATCCCAATCGCAAAAGACTTCTCAACAGCAGCGGCAGAAGTAATCAAGCGGCTGGAACCAGACCAAGTCAATACTTCTCTGCACAAGCTAGACCCACTAGCAATCGCAGCGAAAAGAATCAAAGCACGAGAACCAGTGGGTGAATCTTATCTGAAAGGAGAACTTCTCAAAGTATTGCTTGGAACAAAACTTGTATCCGAGCTTGACATCGCTGCGTATAAGCAGCACAATGAAGAAAAAAACCAACCATTCTAAGGAGAACACCATGGAAAGAGTCGGCTTCATAGGTGGAAGCGACTGCGTAAAGATCATGCAGGGAAACTGGTATGATCTATGGCAAGTAAAGACAGAGCGCCAGCCACCAGAAGACTTGAGCGACAACATTGCCGTTCAGCTTGGAATCCATACAGAAGGTTTCAACGTCAACTGGTTTGAGGAACATACCGGAATAGAAGTAACTGACAGACAACTGGTCCTGCAAAAAACAATCGACGGGGTTCCAGCCAAAGGCGCAATCGACGGGAAGTGCGAGGGAAAAAGAATATTCGAAGCCAAGCACACCAACGCATACAACAACATGGAGAAGATAATCTCCTACTACATGCCGCAGATACAGCTTTACTGTCACCTCGCAAACGCAGAAGGCGCATACCTTTCCGCCATCTTTGGCAACAGCGCATGGGAGACATCACTTGTCCAGTACGACGAAAGCTATTTCAATTCTATGTGGACGGTGGTGTCAGATTTCTGGAACTACGTTGCTCTCGACAGGGAGCCACCTCTATCTGTTGAAATCGAGCAGCCTTCAATCGACGCGATACCGGTGGACGAAATGGTGCGAAGAGATGCCTCAAAGGACAACGCATTCATCGACGCGGCAAACACTTACATCGAACACGAAGCTTACTCTCGTGTATTCGAGGGAGCAAAGAAAGACCTGAAAGCAATGGTCGCCCCGAATGAACGGGAAGTATATTGCGACATCTTGAGCATCAAACGCGACAAGCGTGGGGCACTCAGGATAAACACAAAGGGAGAATGACATGGCAAGTGCAATCGAAGACTTGATTAATGCGCAGAAGCAAACTGCTCCGCTAATCAAGAACGCAATCAACCCTCACTTCCGCAGCAAGTATGCGGACCTCGGCGCAGTTCTTGAAGCATCTCTGGATGCCTTCCATTCAAACAACTTTGCCGTGACTCAATACAACAACTCGGATGAATACGGACAGTATGTCGCCACAAGACTGGCGCATACAAGCGGAGAAGTCTTTGAGTCAAAGGTGTACTTGGTGCTGTCAAAGAATGACATGCAGGGACTCGGCAGCGCGATCACATATGCGCGTAGATACGGGCTTCTGGGCATGGCAGGACTGGCAGCAGAAGACGATGACGGCAACGACGCCGTGAAGCAGCGTGGCCAACACATCGCAAGAACACAATCACACGAAGAGTTCTGAAAGGAGAACCAATGGACTACGACGACACAAACAAAGGGGCTGCGTTCAAGCCCTTCGACAAACAGAAACTTATTCTCAGCGGGAAGCTGAACAATAGCGGAGAGGATCACGACATCGTTCTGGTATCAAACGAATCCCGCAACGGAGAGAAGTTGATCGGCATCTATACCCGAGTAGGTACGCTGTTCACAAACGACAAGAAGGGGAACGAATCTGCGCCAGACTACACCGGCCCATTGGGTGAACGGCGCATCGCCGGTTGGAAAAAGACAAGCGAAGGTGGAGCCCCGTTCTTGTCACTGTCAGTAAGCGACAAGTTCCGCAACGAACAGATTGACGACGACATCCCACCGTTCTAAAAGGGGGGTGTTCTCCCGTGCTCGGTTGGCACGATCAAACTAGGGCGGGTCGCTTGATCCGCCCGCCTTTCTCAAGAAGGAGAACGAAATGATTGAGAAAAACATCCCGATACCAACACCACTTTCCAGATCAAAGTATCCACTTGCCATCATGGAAGTCGGAGACAGCATCCGCGTTGAGTGTTCCGAATACAAGAAGCTGTCTGCCGCGTTGTACAACTGCAAGAAAGTAACCGGCAAGAACTTCATGATAAGAACACAGTACACCAAGAATGGAGAGAAAGATCATCTCCGGGCGTGGAGGACAGCATGACATTGCTAATGGATAAAATGGACAGAGCCTCGGAGCTTGTGCACGAGCGGGCGAAAGTCTACGGCCATCCGGCAAAAGCCTTTGAGAGATTGTCTTACATGACGCAACCACTCAAAGAATGCCAAGACCCGGAGCTGCGACACGCAATGTACATGATCTGCGTGAAGATGAGCCGAATCATAGAGACACCAACGGATCATGATTCATGGCTGGATATTGTTGGCTATGCAAGAATCGCAGCAATGATAATAGATAGGAAGCAGACTTGAGCAATGAAGCTTCCCTCAATGAAAAGAAAATTCGAAACCAAATTCGGAAATGTCTCGGACGTATTCAAAAATACGGAAACAGACTTCATGTACTTCGTCTTTCTTGAGGCGGAAAAGTACGAAACAATTTCCGAATGGCTAAGGGAGATAGCCATTGAAAGCTACTACAGAAACTTCACTAATCCTCTCGGACGAGGAAGAAAAAGCAATAATGAAAATGGCTGAAGAGCTTGCGAGCGTCGAACAAGACGAGCTCTCTGTCCTCACAATCAAGGAATCAAACGTAGCGCTAGCCGCAGGAATTGCGCTGATGCTCGGCCTTGCTGCGCTAAAGGAGAACAGCGATGCATCTGCTAGATAGCATAATGAAATCACAACCAATACTTACCAATGATGAGATCAAGGGATTGCGCCTTCTGGCGACAGCACTGCCAGCAGCGGATAACGGCAGCACCTTAGACATCGGCGATCAAAGCTTCGCGACCGCACTGGCAATCGTGATCCTTGCTGGTCTAGAGGCGCTGGATGCGGGGTAGACAAAACGGCAACCGTGCGCGGATAGACGTGATGCGGAACCGTGGCTTATCGGTCAGGCAGATCGCAGAGCAGCTAGGCATATCCACGAACACAGTGCATGTGCATCTTCACCATATCAGGAAACGCTCGTCAGTACCCCCAGTTCAGGCGAGTGCCAGCGGCGGCGGATACCAAGCAACGAAGCCGCCGCTGGATTAAACACAAACGGAACGGAGAGAAGTGATGAGTGACAACATCATAAACCTAGACGACCATCGCCCGCATGTTGCCGCATATGTTGCATGCCTTGATTGCGGCAAAGACTGGATAGCCGTAGCGCCCGCCGACACCCTGCACTTCGAGTGCCCTGACTGCGACAAGCTATCGGGTACCGTGGTAGACCCCAGCAACGCCGAGTTCATCAACCTTTTCATGCGGCCCGCCAAGACCAAAGCCGCCCGTCACAAGCGCACGGTGGTGTTGCTGAACGCGCAGCGCATAATCAACGAGGTGGCGTTCCCATGACACACGACGTGAACCGCTGGCACTCCAGTCCGCACAGCAAGCTGCGGCGGATACCAAGCAACGAAGCCGCCGCTGGACTAAGGCAGCCCGACCTTGCAACCTGCATCCAAGACGCTTATCAGACTCTGCCCTGTCACCACAGACCTATCGCCGCCGTCCTCTGCCAGTGCTTCTGCATGGAGTGTCCGGAGCGCGGCAGTCGCATCGCAGATTGCCTTACCGCTTCCCGCGCTTACGCAGCCACTCACGAGCAGCATAGGGAGACAGGTCGCGAGGCGCTTCATCCATCCGCTCTCTGGTCTCACGATACTCGCGCTCATCTTTCAGTTCCTCTCTGTGCTTCTGGTCAGCCCTGCCCTTAAAGAACGCCCCGACGATAGCGAGGACGATAGCCCCTGCTGCCACCAGATACAGCTTCGCCTTTCCGAACAGCAGCCCGATCATTTCAAACTCCAGCCGCCAACTTCTTGATCCGCTCGCGCATAATCCACGCCACCCCGGCCAGAGCGATAAATCCGAGGACGATAACGACAATCTGCGCCGTGCTGTCCAGCGATCCAACAGCAGTTGCCACACCACCAACGCCGCTCACAGCAGTCACGGCAGCGGCTTGCATGGTCGTGCTGGTCATGGCGGTCTTGTTCTTGGTCGGCTGTCTGTTAAACCAACGAGCCACACGGAAGCCGGGACATGCTTTGGCAGCGTACTCGTTGTGACCAGTTACCTTGGTGATCGTCGAGTGGTCAGACTGCAACTGGCGGATCAGGTCACGCAGCGCACGATCCTGTGCGCCTGTGAAGTTGTCGAAGAAGTCGTCGTTGGCAGACGACCCATGCCCACCGATCAGGCAAATGCCGATGGTCCCTGTATTGTGGTCCTTGACGTGAGCGCCGACTTTATCCAGCGGCCGGCCTCTTTCGAACACGCCAGTCCTGTCGATGACGTAGTGGTATCCGATACCGCTCCACCCACGATCCTTGTGCCACCGATCAATCTCTGCAACCTTGTCACCGATAGGCTTGTCCTTCATCCAGTCCGGTGATGTAGCCGAGCAGTGGATGATGATTTCATTCAGAGGTCGCATTCAATTTCTCCATCAGTTCCTCTGGCCCGACATGCCACGTCAGCATATTGCCTTCATAAACGCAAAGGCCCGGTTGAAGTCATAGAACGGCGTCACCCGGTCGTGACTGGTCAGGGCTTGGGATGGATCGCAGACGCACCACACGCAAGGCGGGGTAGGTTCCGACATGAACCCCCTGTCGTTGGCGTAGTTGTCCAGAAGCTTGTAACTGGAAACCTGCACAAGGTGCTGCACCCGCCCGTCATGCGCCCGGACGTGGCGGCGGTTCTCGCCCTGATGGATATGCGCCCCGGCAATGATGTCTGCGTCCGTTTGACTGTGGAGCGCGGCCTTTTTCAGCGCGTGGGCGGCGGAATACATGGAATTGCCGCGCCAGATGTGCCGCGCCGCGATGCTGATTGGAACGTCTGCCCCCGTTTTTATTTTGAGGTGCATCCCCGAACGGCGGTAAATCACGCCGTTGTCCTCGCAGATCAGTTGCAGCGGGTCGATGGGCGCGTTGGTGAACTGGTCGTGATTCCCGGTGACAAGTGCCAGAAGGCCGGATTGGTTTTGCATCATATAGTGGTAGACTTCCCAAACTTCAGATGGATCGGTCGGGTTGTCCTTCCACAAATGCCCCATTGCGCGAGGCCAGTTGTCAAATTCGTCGCCCAGAAACACGCCGAACACGCGGTCATTCGAGCTGATCCGCTCCCAATCTTGGAGAAGCGCCTCGATGTCGCATCCGGGGTTGTCCATGTGCTTGTCGCCGAAAAGGCCGATGATGAACGGGCCGGGGCCGATGTAGACGCTATCCGTGCGTCGCCAGTCGCCTTTTGCGCGCTTGCTCTGGTGCGCCCGGATCAGGGCCGCACTGGCGCTGTGGAATTTCTCGGCGCTGGGCTGGTTCGGCGCGTTCATTTCCTCGTCAGTCAACACTCCGTCAGCGTAAGCGGTGTTAATGACGTGCTGCATCGTCTGGCGGGCGATGCCGAGTTGCTTCGCCGCTGCACTGACGTTGTAACCGCTGGCACGGTATATTTCGATTCTGTTGGCTTGATCGACCCTGTTGATGGATGACATCAGCCGTCAACCCCTTGCGGCGTCCGGGCGCGGGTGGTCCAGCCCTCACCGGATGCAACCGGACAGTGCTGACCGTTTGGCTGGATGATAACCGCCGTCCATGTGCCTTCCGGCGAGGTCCAGATTTCCAAGAGCGTGCCGTTGGCCGCGATTCCAATGCCGGTCGGGCTTTCCCTGTATCGCAAAAGAACCTCGGCAACACGTTCGCGCGTGTAGCATTCCGCTGGCAGGGAGATGCGGCCGTTGCCCACCTCGTAAGTCATCAGCGCGTCTGTCGGCAAAGTCAAAGTACGACCGAGCGTGACCTGCCCGTCCGCGACATAGAGCGTGTGAAGCTGGATCAGCGCCTTTGTCGGCAATAAAGAGGCTGCCACGAGGATCATGCCGACAGCGATTGCAAGGCCGAGGAGATTACTGACCAACTTCATCCTTTTAACAGCTCAGCGAGCATACCCTTAAATGCAAAGTATCCACCCGACACCGCAGCAAGCCAGATCGCCACATTGCGAACGACAGAAACCGCCCATTGCCGACGCTTGTCAGCCACCATCAAGTCGCGCAGATGCTCAAGTTCGTCATCGGAGAGCGGAGGCTTTGTCACAACAGGTCCTCGTAGATTCTGATGCTGATGTAGCCGGTGTTGGGGAAGGTCTCTATCGACGCATCGGCGTAGGTCACTTCGAATTCACCGCGAAACCCCCCGGCGACATCAGTGTCTGCGGCAACCCAATCATACCTGACTTGACCGGCAGCAGCCGACACAATCGTGGCGACCGCATCGACGACCGTATCGCCGTCAGCGTCAAGCATGTGGAACCGTACCGAGGCCCCGGTAATATCAATCGCGTTTCCGTCCGCGTCCTGACAGGTGCCAGCGATAGCAGGCGAAGTGTCATTACGTTTGATCTTGAAGCTAGCCATCGTTCTCTCCGTCGTTGTCACCAATAAAATACAACGCGCTGTCGTCCAAAGCAAACTTGTTCCCCTGCCTGCCGGGGGAGAAGATGTTGCCACTGGAGACCATGACAATCTGGTTACTGCTGTTGTCGTCGAAGGCAACCATCGTCCGCCACGCCGACAGGTCAGCACCGCTCGCTTCAAACGCAGGGAACGTGGGGTTGCCGTTGGCGTAGCGGTAGATGAGGTTGGTCCCAAATGCCGTAAACGCAGGGAACGTCGGGTTGCCCGTGACAGTCTTGATGGTGACTGCATCGGTAGACGCCACCGTGAACGCCGGGAACGTGGGATTGCCCGTAACAGTCTTGATAGTGACGGCGTCTGTGGAGGCAGCAGAAAACTCAGGGAAGCTGAGTGCGCTACTAGCCTTGCGGATAAACTCAACACCACCGACAAAGTCGAACGCTGGGAAGCTAGGGGCGCCGGTAACCGTCTTGATGATAATGGCGTCAGTGGATGCCGCGCTGAACTCTGGGAACGTAAGAGCGGCAGAGGTGGTCTTCGCTGGAACCTTGGCGGTGCCGCTGAAGTCGAAAACCGGAAAGACAACCGCACCTTCGCTAAGTACCGCCTGAGAGGCGACACCCGTCCCGCCCGCTAGGGGGACACTTGCGAGAGGTCGGTTACCAAACACTCACTAACCTTCCTGTCATGGGTAGCCGTTGGCAGCCAGCCACATCGCATCGACCTGCTCGTCCGTTAAACCAACGGCAGAAGCGAGAGACGCGACGAGGGGGTCGTCTCGGTGGTAGGAGGCGGCGTATTCCATCCGAACTTCGGCACTAGCCCGTGCTACCGTGTCAGGCATGGCTTGTATTGCGGTCCTGACGGCAGCGTCCAACCCATTAACCCGAATCGCTGTATGGAACTGGGTAGGGGACAGAACGTAGTCGGAGGCTTTGGGCGGCGGGATGTCTTCGAGATCGTGGACCTGTTTCCAGACATCGTCGATCTTCTGGAAGCCAGTCGATACAATCCGCTTGCCGTCAGGAATAGGATCGGCAGACTCTGCGAACGCTGCGCCATAAGGAGCGATCATCTCCCCCGAGAGGGTCTCAGGGAATGAGACGTTTGGGTTCGCCCTGCGGAAGTCCCGCTCGGAAATTCTTCGTGGCGTTGTGCCAAGATCAGTGATTAGAATGTCCGTCATTTTATTCTCCATTTATCGCAGGGAAACAGCCACGCCGTAGCCACCCGACCCGCCGCCACCCCAAGTCAACACGCGACCCGTTTCTGCTGCGCCTTGATACGAACCGGCGGCGCCAGTGTCGTTCTCGTCGGCATAGGCAAACTGAGCATCAATAGTCGCGCCAGAAAGTGTGAACGTAATGTTCCCTGAGACATCGGCCCCCGTGATGACCACGCCGTCTTCCAGAAGGTCAATCGCGAGTGTGTTGCTCGTTGGAGCGGTTACACTGTCGGTATCCCTGAACGAATAGGAAGCCAAGCCGGTTATTGTATAGATAGCAACTGCAGCCCGTAGGCCGCTTGTGCAATCGAAGCCGATTGAACAGGTCGTTCCAGAAGTCACCAAGCCTCCAATGATGGCAGCAGTCCTTGTGTTTCCGGGGTTGAACACATCACTGGCAGCACTCCCGTTAATCAGGAAGTTTGACATAAGCCCGCCAGAGGTGCCCGCGTGAGCCGCGCAGACGGCCACAACGTAACGGTCTGCCGAAGCCGTGCCGATCCCCAGAGACGTGAAACTGTAGGTCGTGTTGTTCTCTGCGGTCGCGGAACTTGTGCGAAAAGTGAGGGTAGGGGCGGGGCCGAGACCACCCCCATGACCGCCAGCCCCTATAAGTTTACGAGCCAGCATCAGGTGCCATCCCCCACCAGTGCGCCGTAGAGGGTCGTGGATACCTTCCACAAGACGACAACAGTGTAACCGCTGGTTGCCAGTGTCGGTGCAGACCCGGCGTTGTTCACCCACGTCATCGTCGGCCATGTGATCGTGTAGGCCGTGCCATCGTCAACCATCAGAGTGATAGACTCGCCAGCCGAGAGGCTGTCCGTCGGCGTCGAGTTGCCGGATAGCGTCCAAGTCTGGATGGAGCCGTTGTCAGGGTCCAGCGCCGGGGTAGTTCCAGAGAGTGTATATACGTCCTCAAGTATCGTCCCGGTCATCG